GATTCGATCACAATTCAAAACAGCAATTTTGAGGCGATCTGCGCTGCCATTAACGCCATTGAAAACACTGGAACCTCACAAAACGCGCTGCTGTCTGAGCTGGTTTTTGAGTCGCTTGCGATGTGATTTGCCTCGCGCGCATGCGCCCAGCCCGCCTCTGCGGGCTTTTTTACGCACGCAATTCACCCGCCCCACGCGGGCTTCTTCATTTCTGAATAGCACTGGTAATAACACCTATTGACAAAACTAGATTGGGTGTTATATATATATATATATAATTTATAGCCGGATTAGTTTATTTGGTAGAACACTTGATTTGTAATCATGGGGCAATCTGTTTGAATCAAATATCTGGCACAACAATACACGACTTGATGGCTTAGTGGTTATCTAGTCGCCATGTCACAAGGTTTCCTCCATTTGTCTGTGGAGACTCGTGGAGAGGAATCTAATATTTGTAGATTCAGTGGTATGGCTACATATTACACAAGATTAGAGGCCCCTGCAAGGTATCGCAGGGGTCATGTAGCCTACACAACAGGCTTTCTTTAGAATACAAATAAACTTTGTATTTACGATGGTAAACTCAGTGCCTCCACCTTAAAAACACTCATCCTTAACTTCCTTCTTCTTACGAACAGGCTTACTTTCAGCAAGGATAGAATCTTCTGTCTGTACAGGCTCTGCTTTGCCCAGAGTAGCCACTAGAATGTTACCAATGATCTGAGGGTAGTGCTGAGTATCTTCCAACAATACAAAACCCTCTTTCTGTAGCTCCTGAGCGAAACTAAATAGATCATATGTTTGAATTTCTTTATAGTGCATTTATACCTTCTTTGGTCGGCCAACTGGTTTAGAAACAATCTCAATATCGTCTTCATCTTTCTCTAGCCAAACAACTGTAGCAAAACCTACTAAAGCTGGAGCACGTAGATTGTCGTAACATACTTTCCAGCCATCATTAATTGCTTCTTCTAGTTCACTGATAAAGACTACAGGGTTAGTACTTAGAATACTCTTAGTTTTCATTCATTCTCCTTAATTTCAAATAGTTCAAGGGATTTATATTCGTCAGCTTGAGGCATACTGTCAATGATTTCTTGGAAAGTAGGCCAAAAGAGTGTTTCGTCTAGGTTCATTATAGAGTCCTTACATTTATGTTTGCATAATTAGGTCTTTTGTCAATAAGTTGACAATCCATTCTTAGATGGTATCCTTACTATATATGATATTACAATATGCTGCAAGGAGAATATTAATGGCAGAAGGTGAAGTAAGTTTACTAAGGGCAGAGCACGATCTGACAAAGCTAGGTAAGAAAGTTAAATCTTTGAATACAAAAGCTTTAGCAGTGTTGGAGGAAGGTCTATCAGACCCAGACCCTAAGTGTCGATTAGAGTGTGCTAAATCTCTTTTGAAACTTGACATAGATATTAGCAAGATTATTAATGAAGACGCAATGAATAGGCTAGTAACAGAGCTTAAAATTAAAGGCACAATTGCTGAAGTTCCGAACACTGTTCCAAAGATTGATTTTAACACAATTCAAGATGTATAGCAATCTATTGACAATACTAGTCTAGTATGCTATATTTAAATTTGCAGCCAATTTAGCACAGAGGTAGTGCAACTGATTTGTAATCAGTAGGTCATCTGTTCGAATCAGATAGTTGGCACCAATCACATTGGAATGTATCTCAGTTGGTAGCAGCAAACGACTGTTAATCATTAGGCCGTAGGTTCGAGTCCTGCCATTCCAGCCAATTAGCGCGTTAGCGCATCTGGTTTCCTCCTTTGTCGGTGGGAATCGTGGGGAGGGAGGTGAGCTTGCACCTTCAGTAAATGAGCATGGCAGAGTGGCTACATTTACACTAATAATCAGGTGATACGCTACCTTGAGTGCGAAGTTGAAATTAAAGGAGATATCTTGGCTGCTAAGAAAACAAAAGAGCAGGCAATCCAAGATGCTATAAAAGTACATGGCAACAAATATGACTATAGTCTAGTTGATTATAAAAACTGCTATACAAAAGTTAAAATTATTTGCAAAGAACATGGAATTTTTGAAATAACGCTTACTAACCATATAACAACAGATGGAGATAAGCATTTAGCATCTGGTTGCCCTAAATGTGGATTATTAACTAGAGCGAGTAAGCGTAATGGTTTTAATATTGCTAAAGATGGTACTTTATATGTTTTATTTGCTAATCCTGATATTGTTAAAGTAGGTATAACAAATAGAGATTTACAAGTAAGGCTGAAAGAAATAAATAAGAATAATATTTACACGTTTAAACCTATGTATTTTAAACTATTTAATGGTCTAGATGCACTTTCCAAAGAAACAGAAGTATTAAGATTTTTCAAATCACAGCTAAATCCTGTTGAAAGTGTTTTTGACGGATCAACAGCGTGTTTTCATGCTGGTAAATATTCTATAGATGCGTTAGTTGCCTTTGTAAGGAACATGGTATGAGTGAAGAACAAATAAAGTTCGGGCCTGCCAGTGAAAAGCAAAGGCAACTTCTACAAGATAGTACTACAGATGTGATTTTAGCAGGAGGCGGAGCGGGTTCCGGCAAGACAACCTGTTGTTTAATAAAGAATTTAGATAGTATTTACGATCCAAACTTTATTGGAGTTATTGCTAGGGAAAGTATACCTCAATTAGTACGTCCCGGTGGTATTATTACAGAGTCCAAGCAGATATATCCACATTTCGGTGGAGTATATAAAGTACAAGCTAGGACGTGGGTTTTCCCGTCTGGAGCCCAGATTATTTTTGCTGGCATCCCAGATGAGTCTGCCTTACCAGAATGGCAAGGTAGTCAGATTTGCAGGCTAATGATTGATGAGGCTGCTGAATGGGATTTAAATAGAATTATTTTCCTACTAGGCCGTATTCGCTCTACCCGTTATAAGGGTAAGATGCAACTCATTATGACCTGCAACCCAAGTAGGACAAGTTTCTTATATGATTGGGTTAAGTGGTGCTTAGATGAAGAGGGTGTACCAAAACCCGGAACAGAGAATATTATACGCTGGTTTGTTAATCTCGGTGGAAATATTTATTGGGGCGAAAGTGAAGAAGAGTTAATTGAAAAATATGGTCACTTAGCGGAGCCTGAAGATTTTCAACCAAAATCTTTCAGATATATCCCTATGACTTTAACTGATAACCCTATCTTACAGAAAAAAATGCCTGAATACAAGGCAAATCTTTTAGCTCAGAGTAGAGTTAATCAACTACGCTTCTTAAAAGGTAGTTGGACAGCTAAGGCTGAAGGTGAAGGGTTTTTCAAAAGGGATTGGGTAAAATTCGTAGATCACCCGCCTCTTAGTCCAATAAAAACTGTCAGGGCTTGGGATTTAGCAGCTACTGAGAAAAGTGAATCAAATAACGATCCAGATTATACTGCTGGCGTTAAAATGTCGAGAGATAAATTAGGAAACTATTACATTGAAGATGTAGTTAGATTCAGAAAATCTACAGCACAAGTAATAGAAGAATTGATTAGAACAGCTAAAGTTGACGGCATTGATGATACAGAAGTAATCATCCCTAAAGATTCGGGTGCCGGGGGCGCCGCTGCAAATTTATTTTTCGTAAGAACACTTGCAGAACAAGGCATTACGGTAAAAAGTGCAAAGATTAGTGGTCACTCAGGAAAATTAAATAGATTTCTACCGTTTGCTTCTATAGCTGAAGCCGGACTAGTATACTTAGTTAAGGGCGAGTGGAACGAACACTTTTTGACAGAACTTGAAAATTTTATCCCTAATAACAGGAATCAAAAAGACGATCAAGTAGATGCAACAGCAGATGCCTTTAACGCTATCTCAAAATCTATTCAAGTTCCAACTTTCATATTACCAGATACGTCAAGACAAAGCATTACAGCACAATTAAACTCTTGACAAAGATTTATTAAGTTGTACCATATCAGAATATAAGGATATTAAATGGCAACAGATTCAGCTTTACAGCCCGACTCTGATGCAGTTGTACCACGATTACGCTTAAGTGAATCAGGCACAGTTGGCCTGAAGTCTAGTAATAAGCAAATCTTAGAAGAAGCAAACCGATTATTCCAATACCCTGCATTTATTAAAGTCGTTGATGAAATGCGTAGTGATGCCACTATTGCAGCTAATCTATTGGCGTATAAAACACTAATTGGTAGAGTAGATTGGTCGGTAGAAGCTCCTGTAGGTGCAACTGAGACACAAAAGAAACGAGCGAAGTTCATTGAAACTTGCATGAAAGATATGGAGCACTCATGGAGTAGCTTCATTACAGAGATTACCTCGTACTTAGAGTATGGCTTTGCAATTCATGAGAAAGTATTCCGCCGTAGATTAAAATCACAAGGTTCAAGATATAATGATGGCCTTATTGGTTGGAAGAAGCTAGCTCCAAGGAGCCAGAGCACTATTGCATTCTGGAACTTCTCAGAAGATGGTAGAGATTTGTTAAGCGTAGATCAAGACCTTCGAAATATTTCTTCAGCAGGAAGATTCCAGTTACAAGATAAAGATTCTACCAGAGTTAATATCAAACGTGAGAAATTTCTTCTGTTTACTTGTGATAGCACAAAAGAAAATCCTGAAGGTAAGAGTTTATTAAAAGGCGCTTATTTAGCTTACAAGAAACTAACTTTACTACAAGATCAAATGATGATTGGTGTAGCTAGAGATTTAGGTGGCCTTCCTAAGTTTGGGATTCATCCCCGCTATCTTGATCCTAATGCTACACCAGAAGATAAAGCTGTAGCAGATAGTTTTGCACGTATTGGTGAGAACTTAACCACTGGTGCTCAAAGCAGTATTGTAATGCCTTTGATGTATGATCCAGAGAGTAAGCAGCCTATCTTTACTATGGAACTATTAGAGTCCAAAGGTGGCAAAGCTTACGATGTTCCAGCAATCTGTAAACAACTGCAAGATGATATTGCTAGTGCAATGTCTTGCTCAGTACTAAGACTTACAGGCAATTCTCCAGATAACTATTCTGTAGGTACAGGTAAAACAAACCTGATGGCACTACATCTAGCTTACCGTCTTAAAGAGATTGCAAACGTAATTAACTCCGACCTAATTCCTCAAACCTTTGCCTTAAATGGCTGGACAGATGAAGAATTTCCACAAATTGTATTTGGTGACTTTGATCGTCCTGCAATGGAAGAGTTCTCCAAGATGCTCCAACGTGTGGCTTCAGTAGGTCTAGTAGAGTTTGATCGTCCTGTAGCCAACTTAGTGCGTGAATATATCGGCGTAGCTCCAAAAGAAGAAGATGCACCAATTGACCAAGAATCGCTTACCAACCAGCAAGGCGGTAGTAAATCAGGTCAAGGCTTTGCATCTCCATCAGGAGAAGGTACAAGAAAAACCCCTTCAGGGACGGATACCTCCAGTTCTAACGTAGAAAACGCAGCATAGGAGCCTATAGAATGGCAAAGAAACAGAGCCTACTAAGGCTTACTAGCATTGCTTACGACACACCACATCTTATCACAACTTATTCATTAGATAAACTATTAACTTATCTAGAAGCAAGAAACACAGGTCTAATGCTTCCAATGCAAATGGACGACGGTGAAGGCGAAGATGAAATTGACGACATGGATGATATGGAAGATGGCGTAGCCTACATTAAAGTAGATGGTGCTATCACTTATCAACCTGTAGTTGGTGCATGTGGTGAAGTGAAGGGATGCTCTTACAAGGGTCTTCTAGAGTGTGTCGATGACGCAGCAGAGGCTGGAATTAAGATTATTGTAATGGATTTCTCAACTCCGGGTGGACAAGCTTCACACGCTTTTGAGTACGCTGAAGAGATTCGCAAGATTTGCGATGACAATGAGATTGAGCTTATTGCTTATGTAGATGAATGTGCTTGTAGTGCTGGATACCTTCTAGCTTGTATCTGTGATGAAGTTATTGCTAATCCAGATTCAATTACAGGCAGTATTGGTGCAGTAGTAGCTCTTACTGACGTATCTAAAGCTATGGAACAAGCTGGCGTAAAACGTATCTACATTACATCAGGCGATTCTAAAGTTCCTTACGCAGAAGACGGTAGCTTTAAGTCAGAATTCATCAATAAAATTCAAGAAGATGTTGACGCATTAAATACTAGATTTGCAGCTCACGTAGAGAAGTATACAGGTATTTCTGCTTCAGATATTAAAGACCTTAATGCAGAAACTTTTAATGCAGATGAAGCATTAAGTAAAGGTCTAGTGAATAAAATTATGACCAACTCAGAATTCGTAGCTTACGTTGCTGCGAAATACAATAGTAACAAATTAGGAGCAATGTAATGATCGAACGCCTAAAGAAACAGTTAGGTATTAAAGATGTAGTAGCACCAGAGTTATCTGAGCTGCAAGCACAAGTAGTACAACTTCAATCACAGTTTAATGATGTTCAAGTTGAGTTGTCAAGTGCTTCAGCTTTGGTTGCTTCTCTGTCAGCAGAGAAAGATAACCTAGAAGCAGCTCTAGCTACTGCCCTAGAACAAAACACAGAATTGCAAAGCAAGATTCAAGATGTGAGTGATAAAGCCCTAGAAACTAAGCTAGCAGATCGTAAAGCCAAGTTAGTTGCTGCTGTTGGTGATGAAAAAGCAGAACCAGCTTTCGAGGCTCTTAAAGAGTTAGAAGATGCCGCCTTCTCTGCTGTCGTAGCAGCAATGGCTACATCTGTAGCAAAAGAAGCTCAAACAGAGCTTTTTACAGAAACAGGCGTAGCAGGTGATGCAGAGCCTAGTAAAGAAATGACCGCAGAAGAAAAACTTTTGCGTGAAAAATACAAATTAAATTAAGGAAAACAAATGTCCGTTATTGCAACTGATTACAATCACTACTCAAATCTAGTTAAATCTAGTGACAGTGATCGTACCGAACTGTTTCATGAGCTAGTTACAGTAAATGAAGCAGCACAAAAATCATACGTAGTTGGTACTGTACTAGGTAAAGTTACCGCTACTGGTAAATATAAAATCGCTGTAGAAACCGCAGTAGATGGTTCAAATGCTCCAGTAGCTATTGTAGTTGCAGATGCGTTCGGTACTGCTGCTCCAGTGACTATTGCCGCTACCACTGATACCAAAGTTCTAGCTCTAGCACGTGGTAAAGTTGTTGTAAGCCTAGGTGCTCTAGCACTAGATGCAAGTTATAACGATGCAACCAAAAAAGCTACCGCATACGCTTCACTTAAGTCTGTTGGTATTCTTGCAGATACTACAGTTTAAAAATAAGGAAAATAAATAATGTTAATTCGTAGCTTTGGTAATAACTTCCAGCTTTCAGACTGGACACAAGAACTAAACCTAGTACCTAATCAATGGGGTACTATCGGTGAATTTGGTATTTTCCAAGATGAGCCTGTAGCTTCAAGTACTGTAGCTTTTGAAGAAATTCAAAAAGATGGCGCTGTAATCGTTGACCGTGTTCGTGGTGATCGTGGCAATCAGAGCAAAGATTATGTTCGTAAGATGCATACCTTTGCAATCCCACACTTCCCACTAGACGATGCAATCTATCCTAAAGACCTAGCTAACACTCGCGCATACGCTGCTGTTAATGAAGCTGACAATCTAGCCGCTGTTCGTACCCGTAAAATGGAACGTATTGCACGTGACCATGCTTGGACTAAAGAGTTCGCACGTGCTCAAGCTATTGTAGCCGGCACTGTATATGCACCTTCAGGTACTGTAACTCAAGACTGGAACAGTGAATTTGGTTGGACTCGTACCTCAGTAGACTTCTTATTCGGTACTGCTTCCACTGAGATTATCGACAAAATTGAACAAGGTATTGCTTCACTACAGGACAACGTTCAAAACGGTCAAAGCATCTCAGGTGCTGTATGCTTCTGTTCACCAACTTGGTTTGCTAAACTAATCAGCCATCCGAATGTTAAAGCAGCTTATCAGTATTACACCAGCTCACAAGAGCCTCTACGTCAACGTCTAGCCGCTGGCAACAATGCCTCAACTATTCGCCGTGAGTTCTTCTATGGTGGTGTACAGTTC